CCATTGAGGAAGGCAGAAAAATGATGAAGGATCCTTCTGCTCCGCGTTATTCCAGTATGGATGCGCTTAAGGCAGCTCTCGACGTATGAAATACGACATTCAGTTTACCAATCAGTTTAAAAAGGATTTGAAGCTTGCCAAAAAGCAAAATAAAAATCTTGATAAGCTGTTTGAGGTAATCGATATTCTGGCGAATGGCGGTACGCTGGAAGCAAAATACAGAGATCATGATCTTACAGGCAACTATAAAGGCACGCGTGAGTGTCACATTGAACCAGACTGGTTGCTTATTTATGAGATTCAGAACAACGTTTTAGTACTCATGCTTTACAGGCTTGGTACGCACTCAGAACTATTCAAAAAATAGATCAAAAAATATTATAGCAATTCAGAAAGCATCTATCAGAAATGGTAGGTGCTTTTCTTATGCCCAAATTCAGGAAAGGAGGAGCCTATGGCGAGAAGTAGAATTAAGGGTATCACGGTCGAGATCGGCGGCGATACGACCAAACTACAGACAGCCTTAAAGGGTGTCAATTCAGAAATCAAAAATACACAGTCACAACTTAAGGATGTCGAAAAGCTCCTGAAACTGGATCCAGGCAACACCGAGCTGCTTGCGCAGAAGCAGAAGCTCCTCTCCAGTGCTGTCAATGAAACAAATGAAAAGCTCGCTACTCTCAAGACTGCTGCAGAACAGGCAAATCAGGCACTTGCGAATGGTGACATCTCAAAGGAACAGTATGATGCCCTTCAGAGGGAGATCATCGAAACAGAAGAAGATCTCAAAAAGCTGGAGACACAGGCAAATCAGTCTGCCACTGCTGTGCAGAAGATTGCTACTGCTGGTGAAAGCCTGAAATCCGCAGGTGATAAGGTTTCCTCCGCCGGTGAAAAGCTTCTTCCCGCCTCTGCTGCAGTTACAGCTCTTGGCGTTGCTGCTGTAAAAACAGCCTCCGATTTCGATTCTTCTATGAGCCAGGTAGCCGCCGTGTCTGGTGCAACCGGAGAGGACTTCGACAAGCTCCGCGCAAAGGCTCGTGAGATGGGTGCGAAGACCAAATTCTCTGCATCCGAGGCTGCGGATGCTATGAACTACATGGCGATGGCCGGATGGAAAACCTCCGACATGCTGGATGGTATCAAAGGCATCATGAACCTTGCTGCGGCATCTGGTGAGGACCTTGCTACCACATCGGATATCGTAACAGATGCACTGACTGCATTTGGACTCACCGCCAAGGACTCCGGGCATTTCGCGGACATCCTTGCAGCGGCAAGTTCTAACGCAAATACGAATGTATCCATGATGGGTGAAACCTTCAAATACTGTGCTCCGATTGCGGGTGCGCTTGGATTTTCTGCCGAGGATACCGCAGAGGCCATCGGTCTTATGGCGAATGCTGGCATCAAATCTTCACAAGCCGGTACCTCTCTTCGTACCATCATGAATAACCTTACTGGCGAGGTGAAGCTCTCCGGCAAGTCCATCGGAGACGTGACCATCGCAACCACCAATGCCGATGGCTCGATGCGAAGTCTCACGGCAATCCTTGCAGACTGCCGATCCGCCTTCGGGCAGCTCTCCGATTCCGAGAAGGCCTCCAATGCAGAAGCGCTGGTCGGAAAGAATGCGATGTCCGGTTTCCTTGCTCTTATGAACTCCGCACCTGGAGATATTTCAAAGCTTGAAGGCGCGATTAAGAACTGTGATGGCACATCTGAGAAGATGGCAGAAACCATGCAGGACAACTTAAGTGGTCAGCTTACGATTCTAAAATCTCAGCTTCAGGAGCTCGCCATTTCTTTTGCAGATCTTATGATGCCAGCGATCCGTTCTCTGGTATCGGCTCTGCAGGGCTTGGTGGACTTTCTCAATAAACTGCCTGAGCCAGTGAAGCAGATCATCCTCGTGGTGGCACTTCTGGTCGCCGCCCTTGGTCCAGTCCTTATCTTTGTAGGAAAGATCATGAGTGCTGTCGGCTCTATCATGACGATGGCACCGAAGATTGCAGGGGCCGTGAATACGGTCACGGGAGCCATCAAGGGCATTGGTGCAGCAACCTCCGGAATTAGCGCTGTGCTGAAGGTATTCTCCGGCATTGGTCTTGTGATCGGTGGTGCTATCACCGCTGTGAAAAACTTCATCGATATGTTCCAGAACGGATTCTCCGTAGTAAAGGATATCCTGATGGGCGTTGGCATTGCCCTTGCTGCTGTTGGAGCGGTCATTCTTGGTGCTCCGGCACTGGTTGCAGGCGTGGTAGCCGCGATTGTCTTTGCAGTGGCAAATCTTGTCATTGTGATCAAAGAACACTGGACGGAAATCGGAACCTTCCTTTCTGGCCTGTGGGAGAACATCAAAACACTTGCCGGTACGGTGTGGCAGGCAATCTCTGATACGATTGGAAGCATCGTCTCAGGAATTGCAACGTTTCTTTCTGGTATCTGGACAAGCATTGCTACAACTGCTTCTTCCATCTGGACTGCAATCAGCACGACTGTCGATGGTATTGTGCAGGGTATCGTCAATACAATCACGAATATCTGGAACGGATTTGTGTCGGTTTTCGGACCGCTGCTCGAAGCCTTCCGGTATCTGTTTGAAACCATCTTTCAGGCTATTCAAATCTTGATCGGCATGGCGATGGATGCCATTAGTACCAAAATACAAGAAATCTGGAGTGCCATCGTTGCCTTCCTGACTCCGCTTCTCACTGCACTACAGAGCTTTTTCCAGACAATCTGGACGGCCATTCAGACTGTGGTGACTACGGTGTTGACCACGATCCAGTCCATCTTTACGACGGTCTGGAATGCCATCAAATCGGTAGTAACGTCTATGCTGAATGCCATCAAGGGTGTGGTGACGAGTATCTGGAACAGCATCAGCGGTTATATCTCCGGTGTGATGAATACCATTAAAAACACGGTTTCTTCCATCTGGAATAGCGTAAAGTCGGCTGTCGGCAGCATCATTGGTCAGATTTATAACGTGATCCATTCTGGCTTTGAGCGAGCAGTCGGCTATGTAAAGGGTCTTGCTTCTCAGGCATTCAGCTGGGGACGCGACCTCATCATGGGTATCGTGAATGGTATCAAGTCAGCTGTTGGCGCAGTAACCGATGCGGTAAATGGTGTGGCAAACAAGATTCGCTCCGTACTGCACTTCTCCGTACCAGATGAAGGACCACTCACGGATTATGAATCCTGGATGCCAGACTTCATGGCTGGACTCGCTCGTGGAATTGAAGAGAGCAAGAGCCTTGTGGCAAAGGCAATGAATGGTGTTGCGACTAGCATGGTGATCAACCCGCAGATTGGAAGAATGGAAACTGCCACAGCCACTATATCTGCTGGAACAGCCGATACACTCTCTGGTATCACTTCAGCAATTCGTGAAGGCCTCGCTGGTGTAACTGGTCAGTCAGGAGACATCGTAATTCCAGTATACCTTGGTGGCACAATGCTGGATGAGGTCATTGTCAATGCCCAGCAGAGGGCAAATCTTAGAAGCGGAGGTCGGTAACGATGGCATTTATGCAATATTTAAATTTCAATGGTACTGCCCTCCCACTGCCGGATTCCTATGACCTCGATCTTTCCGATGTAGAGGCTGATTCCAGCGGTGAAACTGAAGCAGGTACTACGCAGCGGGATGTCGTAAGGACGGGTGTCGTGAAGATATCCGTCTCTTTCTCTGTATCCCCGAAATGGCTGAAGCAGCTGACGGCCTATTCCAAGCTGCCAAAGCTGACGGTTCAATATTTTGATACCGAGAATTTATCCCAAAAAGAAGCAGAAATGTATATCAGTGGATTCAAGGCGAAGCTCAAAAAAGACACATCCTATAAGGGACTGTGGACAGTGAGTTTTACTCTGAACGAATTTTAATGGAGGTGACACTGTGTATCCAGTATCGGATGCCTTTATGCAGGCAATCAAAAGCAACACAAGAAAATATTACTGGACCGGCACGATCACCACCAGTGATAAGAAAACCTATGAATTTGGAAATGAGGATATCGTAAAAGGCAGCGGATATATTTCAAGGCAGTGCTGTGGGAACTCTGAAATTGAGCTTGGCTCAGTGTATGCCGCAGAGCTTGGCATCAGCCTGTTCTGTGATATCGACCGATACACCCTGGACGGCGCAGAAATCAAGCTCTGGTTCCATCTGCTGCTTGACGATGGCAGTACGGAGAGCATTCCGATGGGTGCGTTCTATGTGGCCGAAGCCAATCGCCGTATCAAAACACTGGAGCTGAAAGCCTATGATGGAATGCTGAACCTGGATAAATCCTTTAATAAAGGCCTTTCCAGTGCAGCTCCCTATGAATTTCTTTCTTTGTTATCAAAGGCCTGTCATGTGGAGCTTGCGCAAACAAAGGAAGAAATCGAGGCTTTGCCAAATGGCACGGAGCTGCTTGGTATCTATCAGGATAATGACATCGAATCGTGGCGTGATTTTCTCTATTACCTTGCCCAGACGCTTGGCTGCTTTGCGGTCATTGATCGTTATGGAAAGCTTTCTCTGACCTCTTACGGGAGCACGCCAGTCGTGGCCATTGATATTCGTCATCGGTTCAGCAGCAGCTTTTCCGATTTTGTCACTCGCTACACAGCGGTCAGCTCCACCAATAAAAAGACAGAAACAGCAGAATATTATGCGAAGGATCCGGATGATGGCCTGACGATGAACCTTGGCGTGAATCCGCTTCTGCAGTTTGGCTTGGAAGAAACGAGGAGACGAATCATTAACACGATTCTCGATGTTGTTTCGACTGTAGAATATGTACCCTTTGATTCAGAAACCATCGGCAATCCTGCGCTGGACCTGGGAGATGTGCTCCGCTTTACCGGCGGCCATGCAGATGAAACCAAACAATCTGCAATCACTTCTATCTATACAAAAATCAATGGAAAGCAAACCGTGAAATGTGTCGGCAAGAATCCAAGACTTGCTGCAGCAAAGAGCAAAAATGATAAGAACATCAGTGGATTGATCAGCTCCATTGGTGAAACGAAGCTCAGCATTTACACCTTCACCAATGCCCTGGCACTGGATGCCGGAGAAGAAACGCTGTCCATCATCAACATGGAGTTTGCCTCTGGTGATGAGACCAATGCCGAATTTCATGCCCAGGCGATCTTGGATGTAGAAAGTAATCCTGATACCCGGACGCTTACTGCAGAAACGACCATTGACCTTGGAACAACCGCAGATGATGAGGGAAACGAAGTTGAAAACAAGAAGGTGATTTCCTTTCCACTCTCATGGAATGAGGACGGGAAAACTGCACTCTCTGTTTTCTATGTGCTGGATGGTCATGAGGTTGAGGAATTCCATCCGAAGGAATCGTGGCTCAGCGGTAAGCATCTCCTGACGCTCTATTACCCGATCATCGGCCTTACGGCAAATCAGCTTCATACCTTTGAGGTACTGATCTCCATGAAAAATGGAACCGGGCATATCGAGGCACAAAATATCATGGCGACGATCACCGGCCAGGGACTTGGTGTGCAGGAACGCTGGGATGGACGGATCACGGCAGACGATGCTCTGAAGAAGATTCTTCTTTCTTCTATGCCTACACATACGCTGCATGATGCTGTTACGGTACATTTCCTTGCTCCGAAAAAGACAGGATTAAATGACCACGTGGCATCTATCTCCTTAACTGGAATGCTGATGCGGTCCATGACGGACTCGCTTCGACTCTTTGCACCGATTGTACATGATGTGGTAGAAACCGCTGATAAAAAGAAGATGCATTACCAGAAGGAATATGTTCTTGATGATGACGTATTCAAGCTCCGTAAGAACTATGCCCTCTCTGGAAATAGCAATGTCCGCCTTGATCGTGGTCGGATGCTGAAGCTTGTGATTCCAACAGGAAACTTCGATAGCTTGACCGATCTGACGATCCGGCCATTTGACACGCTTCCTTTTATCAATATGAAGGTTTTATACACAGATGGCCTTCAACTAAATGAATTTATCGAGAAGGTTGATGGCGCGGTAAAGCTGAAGGAATCTTTCAGCACACGTATTTCTGGTCAGGACCGGGAAATTGACCGTGGACGACTTGCCGCATTTTCACTTGGGCTTCAAAACATGGCAGAAATAAAAGAACTGGAGGTAAGCAATGTTTGATTATGGAACTATCGATGATCTTTTAAAGAGCACAGAGCACATGGAGATCCTTCGAAATAATTCTCTGCAGGATGATGGCACCGATACCGTGAAAGGCGTTGACTGGTTTCAGTACAAGCGAAAAACAGTCTCCACCCTTTACATCAGCGGCAATTCCTGGATTGGCTTTGGTGAGAATACGGAGCAGCTGAAAATCGTCCGCAGGGATACCGATCTTATGACACTGCGAAGAGAAGAAGGAACGATCTGGGGAACTTACAAGTTCCTTCGTATCCGCTGGGAAGGTTACTCCGTGCACGGTAATCGAATCGATGCAACTCGGATGATTTGGGACGCAATTCTGTTCGATACCGGAGAAATCTGCGTCTCCTTTGACACGATTCCAACGAGCAGCAGTTACTTGGCAGATTCCAGTCTGGTTACCGGGGATGGTACGATTTCCTTCAAGGCTCTTACCGGAAAGATCATCTCTTTTAAGCCGAAGGATGAAGCCGGGAACAGCTTTGAATATGTGGATCATGCACCTGTTTTTCTTGATCCATACAACCGAAGATATCTCATTTCGGATGCCGATGGCGCACTGTATACCGTAGGAGAAAACGCTCTCATTAAACTGGAGGAAACCAACCTCACAGCAGAGCTTTTTGAAACTCGTGGTGTACAGGATATCCCGGATGGAAAGCTCCTCATCACGCTGCAGGATCCAACCATTCTTTACTGGCACGATTCCGAGAATCTCTTCCCGGATATGAAGGTAACCTATACAGGAGTGCCAATTCCACAGGTGCTTTACTCCGAAAACATCGATATGTCAGATTCTACGATTCTTGGCATCGAAAAAGCGACCGCAGACTGCTCGGAAGAGGTGCTGTTTGCGGTCTCCTTTGATGACGGAGCAAGCTGGTGGAGCTGCATCAATGCGGTGTGGGCAAAGCTGTCTGAGGAGAAATCTGGAATGTCGAAGGCTGCGCTCGAAGCCATCAGTGTGGATTCCTGGGCAGAGAAAGCAACCACTGGGCAGCTAAAATATCGATTTATTATCAGCGGCGCAGGTGGATATCTCAAATCTATCACAACTGACTATCTGAACACGGAGGAATAACGATGCTGAAAGGAAAAAGTGTAATTGAGCTTACAAACATTCATACCGGCAAAAAAGAACACTACGAAGACACAAACCTGGTGACGGAAGCTGCAATGGATATCCTGAACTGCAATATCAAAGGAATGCTCTATAACAGCACTACATTTAATGGCTCCAGCGGAGATGATTGGATGCTGCCACTTAAGAAAAACATCATGGGTGGTATTCTTTTATACCAGAATGAGCTTGAGGAGCGTGCAGACAATATCTACGCTCCGCTGAATAATCCGCTGATCGGCTATGCCTCGGATGATGCCAATAACACAGAGGATATCCTGCGAGGAAGCCGTAACCTTACTGAGAGCAAGGAAGTGGATGGCGGGTACCGGTTTGTCTGGGACTTTGCTACCTCGCAGGCAAATGGAACGATTTCTGCCATCTGCCTTTCCAACACACTGGCCGGAAAAGGTACGCAGTATGCCGGTAACTACATGGTCAGAATTGGGACCTGGTCTGCAAATGTTCAGGATAAATATAAGCCTTATTGCATGCGTGGAAACAAGCGCGTTTATATCGGTGAGGGCTATCGCCTGGAAATGACCACCTACAATAACTCCACGCAGGCCACCCTTCGAAAGATTCATGATGATTATCTTCATGCAGCGCTTGTCGATCGGCCACTAACAAGAATGACCACGGAGGGCGATGAGGAAACCACGATCGAGCTAAACCATTACCCTTCCTACTACCACTACATTGGAGGGAAGAAGGATGGAACAGAGGAACCGTATTACGATGATTCTGGTATTTGGAATTACCTGTATCATGGTGCTGACGGGAAATGGTATGGATTGGTTCGACGAGCAAACCGAAAATACAATTATACCAGCGGCAATACGGACTACTACACTCATCAGAATTACGAGTGGTACATGGATTGTATTGACGGCAGCCAGTGCACTACGCAGAAGATCGTCGCGCCAAGTGGCATCAGTGAATTCTACAGCCTTGGTATGAGTGGAAAATGGCTAATGTGCTATACGGGCAATCAGGTGTACCGCATTGATACCACCAATGTGGCAAACATTGAGCTGGTGCCGAATATCACCTATACCTCGTCAACCATCTGGACCTATATCGTGGATGATGACATCGTGATCAACGGGTGGTATTTCTTGAACGGCGAGCCCAAGCTCTATGTACGTGATACGCCAGATGCAAGCTACGCATCCTGGGGACGAAACCAGATGGCGAGGTACAAAACCTATGCACTTCGTGAATGGATGTTTCAATCAAATGTCTACAATCTGTACCGGGAGCTGTTCTTAATTACTCCCTACCTTGCCACCATCAATAACCTGGGCACTCCGGTCATCAAGACCGCAGATAAGACCATGAAAATCACATACACCATTACAGAGGAATAGCTCTGTGACACCTTGGAAGCAAGCATCTCATCACGAGGTGCTTTTTTCATACCCAAAATTCAAAGGAGGACAAACATTATGAAGGAATTCTGGAACACGATTCAACTTGTATTTGCAGCGATTGGAGGATGGCTTGGCTACTTCCTCGGTGGCTGCGACGGTCTGCTTTATGCACTGCTTGCCTTTGTGGTCATCGACTACATCACTGGTGTGATGTGCGCGATTAGCGACAAAACCCTGTCCAGTGAGGTGGGCTTTAAGGGCATCTGCCGAAAGGTACTGATCTTCCTGCTCGTCGGAATTGCAAACGTTCTTGATGTGCAGGTCATCGGTACCGGCAGTGTGCTTCGTACCGCTGTGATCTTTTTCTACATCTCCAATGAAGGTGTGAGCCTTCTTGAGAATGCAGCGCACCTCGGCCTTCCGGTACCGGAGAAAATCAAAATCGTATTAGAACAGCTCCATGACAGAGCAGAAAGTGAGGAAAAATAAAATGGCTTATACGAACAGCTCCTTGGTATCCTATACCAAGCTCAGTCCGAATCATTCCGGACAGAGAACCCATTCCATCGACCACATCACGCCACACTGCGTGGTCGGTCAGTTATCAGCTGAGAGCATCTGTGGATGCTTTACCAGCCCTTCTCGTCAGGCTTCCTGCAACTATGGCATCGGCACCGACGGACGCATCTCTTTATGTGTGGAAGAGAAAAACCGCAGCTGGTGCTCCTCTTCCAATGCCAATGACCAGAGAGCCATCACCATCGAATGCGCCTCTGACATGTCAGAGCCTTATGCGATGAATGATAAGGTCTACACTTCTCTTATCTCGCTCTGCACAGATATCTGCAGGCGTAATGGCAAGAAGAAGCTTTTGTGGTTTGGAGATAAGGACCGGACTTTGAATTATGCACCAAAGTCCGATGAGATGGTGATCACTGTCCACAGGTGGTTTGCCAACAAGTCCTGCCCTGGCAACTGGCTCTATGCACGCCTGGGTGATCTGGCCGCAAAGGTTACTGCAAATCTTGGCGGAAATACTTCTCCTGCCACGGATCATCTTTATCGTGTACAGGTCGGAGCTTATAAGAACAAGGCCAATGCTGATGCACAGCTTGTCCACGTAAAGGCCGCTGGCTTTGATACCTATATGGTACAGATCGGAGGACTCTATAAGATTCAGGTCGGTGCCTATCGTGAGAAAGCCAATGCTGACAATATGCTGAAAAAGCTCAAGTCTTCTGGATTTGATGCCTTCATCACAACAGAATCTGGAACTGCCGTCTCTTCATCATCACTAAAATCCATTGATGAAATCGCACGCGAAGTCATCCGTGGTGATTGGGGAAATGGCGCTGACAGAAAAAACCGTCTTATTGCTTCCGGATATGATTATGCAGCTGTGCAGACACGAGTAAATGAATTGCTCGGCTAACCTTCAGGGTCTATGAGGATTTCTATCCTTATAGGCCCTTTTTCTTTTTGTCTGCAAGGTGTATCAATGGTACTTCTCTAACTTTTCTATAGACCTATTTTTATAGCTTATAGAGAATTTTATACATAGACCTTGATACACCTTGTCATTTTATCCGCTCAAAATTCCTCCTCATCTCCAGTGGAAAGTGAAGAACTGAAACTGGAGGTACTTTTCATGCAGGAAGAAACAAAAACAATATTACAGGCAACAGATATTGCTTCTCATCTAAAGGCCGTATCGATAACATCTGCTGAAATTCAACAGGATTATGATTACTTCATGGCACAGGAAGCCTGTAAGGCACTACTCTACGCTGGACTTATTTCCTTGGTGGAATTCAACAAATTGACGCAGCTAAACCGCGACACATTCTCACCGATGTTCGTCGAGATTATGCCCAAAATCACTTGATATATGTAGCCTTTAGAGTGATGTATATACACTGACAAAGGAGGTGAAACACCATGAAGAAGGTAACCAAAATTGATAAAATACAGCCTTCACAAGCTATGAAAAAGAAGCTGCGTGTAGCTGCATACTGCCGTGTTTCCACAGATTCTGATGCACAGCTCGAAAGCTTGGAAACGCAGAAAGAACACTATAAAAGCTACATCACCTCCCGTGATGACTGGACATTTGCAGGGCTCTACTTTGATGAAGGAATCACTGGCACCAAAGCAGACAAACGTCCAAAGCTCATGCAGCTCATTGATGATTGTAAAGCAAAGAAAATCGACTTTGTAATCACTAAGTCCATCAGCCGCCTCTCCCGAAATACTACAGACTGCTTGGAGATAGTAAGAACACTTCTGTCACTGGATATTCCGATCTATTTCGAGAAGGAAAATATCAACACCGGCTCGATGGAAAGTGAGCTGTTTCTTTCCATCCTAAGCTCTATGGCCGAAGGCGAATCCGCTTCGATTTCCGAAAATAACAAGTGGAGCATTAAGAAACGCTTCCTGGATGGAACCTATAAGCTTGGCTATGTGCCTTACGGCTATCGCTGGAAGGACGGAGAAATCCTGGTGGATCCTGAGCAGGCTGAAATTATAAAGCGCATCTTTCGAGAGCTTCTTTCCGGGAAAAGCACAGAGGCTATCGCCAAGGAGCTAAACCAGGAACAGGTTCCAACCAAGAAAAGCGGCCGCTGGACCTCTACCAGCATTCGCGACATCATCAGGAATGAAAAATACATCGGTGACTGCATTTTCCAAAAGACCTATACAGACAGCAATTTTAATCGCCACAAGAACGACGGCCACCTCGATCAGTACTATGTGCCAGATCACCACGAAGCAATTATAAGCCACGAAGATTTTGAAGCCGCAGCAGCCTTGATTGAACAGCGAGCAAGTGAGAAAGGCATCAAGAAGGGAAATGCTAAGTATCAGCAGCGCTATGCCTTTTCCAGCAAGATTATCTGCAGCGAATGCGGGAATACCTTCCGTAGGAGAATTCATTCCAGCACCTACGGGAAATACGCAGCCTGGGTGTGCAACACTCACCTGGAGGACACCAGCAGGTGCTCTATGCTTTATATCCGTGATGATGATTTGAAGCTGGCATTTACCACGATGATCAATAAGCTGGTCTACTGCCACAAGCTGGTCCTGAAGCCTTATTTGAAAGCACTACAGGACAACACCGGCGATGCATCGCTTCTGAATATCCAACAATTAGAAATGCTGCTGGAGCAGAACACCGAACAGCGAGAAACCCTGCACAAGCTGATGGGACAGGGCTATATTGACCAGATTCTTTTTACCCAGGAAAACAATGCTCTTCTATCGCAAGCCAATGACTATCGCAATGAAATAGAGGCACTGAATCGCTCCCAATCACTGGATGCCACAAAGGTATACGAGACGGAGCGCCTGCTACACTTCTGCGAACGTGGAGAAATGCAGCTGGAATACAGTGAAGAATTATTTGAGCTATTCGTGGATCACATTGAGGTTTATAGCCGTCAGAAAATCGGCTTTGCACTTCATTGTGGTCTTATTTTGAAGGAGATGATTTGATGGGACACACACCCTTCGGTTACCGGATCGAGAATGGCAAGGCAGTGATTGATAAAACCGCCGCCATCCAAGTTCGAGACCTTTACAAAAATTATTTAAGCGGTCTATCCCTTACCAATGCTGCAAAGGAAGCCGGGCTCAACCTACTCCATTCTGGTGCCAAGCGCATGATGCTAAACAGGCATTACCTCGGAGATGACTTCTACCCGGCCATCATTGATCCGGCATCCTTCGATGCCGCCAGTGCGGAGCTTAGCAAGCGCTCTACGCAGCTCGGACGGAACGACCGCTATATTGCACCAATCATAAAAAGGCCACCTACCGCCTTTCGACTTGGTGACATTACAGAGAATTATGAAAATCCGGTCAGGCAAGCAGAATACCTATACAGCCTGATAGAAAGCGAGGTCAAATAATGGGAAATGTTATGGTCATCCCTGCAAAACGGCAGGTCGGAAACACTGCCCGGCAGCAGGATGCAAAGCCAAAGCTTAGAGTCGCAGCGTATTGCAGAGTCAGTACTGACAGCGATGAGCAGGCTACAAGCTACGATGCTCAGA